CTGTCTGATATTCCTGACCGACAGTTGACGACAACAGTTCAGGCCACTGGATCACGCGAGTACCGAAAACGGTTGTCGAGGCTCCGTTAGTGACGACGACTGTTCCCGATCCCCCTGTCGTTTGTGCAGCTGTCGCGAAGTCCGCTCGAACAAACGCAGCAGTTAAAACTTGAAACGGCATAGAACCTGTCACCGGAGTGATGTCTGAGCCGTACATGAAATAGGGCCCTTGTATCTCAAATTTGTCTTTGTATGGTGTCTCATACAGGATTACTGAGTCGTATGTGTAAGGGCCACCGATGCCGAGCTGTTTGCCAAGAACAGGCCATGAGATAGAGCCCGACGAGGGAATGTGGCGACTGCTGAAAAGGTCGGACACTGAGCCGGGTGTCGGTGAGCCTGAATACTGTGTACCGCTACCAGCACTGACACCGATGCTTCGAAACCTTGCCGACGATGAAGCTTCGCCAAGAACGGGGAACTGGGCGTTTGTTAACACTTGAGCGATCTTGGTGCTCATCGGTTCAAGCGATGTAATGCCGACGATGTCGGTTCGAGTGCTTGAAGCCATTTGAAAAGCGTCAACACAGGTAAAAGAGGCTTTGCTGTCTTTGTACCCTGAGTCAATGGAAAAGTCGGTGCAGATGCCGTCAAAAAGGTAGGTCGTGTTTCCGTCTATGACCATCCTGAGCGTGAACTTTGAGCCGAACCAGTTTGTCGTTGCGTAAGTTCCGCCGGCGTTAGGTGTGAAAGCGTTGTCAAAGTTTTTGACCGTAAACGATGCTGATGCTCTGCCCATCGTAAAGATTCCGCAGTCAAGATCTGTCGTAAACGACAAGAGTGTTGAGGTCAAGTCAATGTAGCCAGCAGTGGATGTTATGACATCAAGGTAGGTTTCGTAGGTGATTGGTGAGGCCATGTCAGCCTCTGAACGCTGTGCTGTTTACTGTGATTGGTAACGCTCCACGATCTCGGATGTACTGCTGGAGAGCTGCGACGACTGCGTTCGGATCAGCGCTGGACACATTGACAGTGATGTTTGCTCCGCCCATGCCCATCTTGCCGAGCTTGTCAAGAGGGATGACAGCTTCAGGCCCTTTTTCGCCAATCATGGCGATAGTCGGGCCTGTCGTAATGCCCCCCTCAGCTAGTCGAGGCAACTTGACATCTGGGATCGTTCCAAAGTTAACCCAAGGCCCGGCAGCTTTGTCAATTCCGTCAAGGATAATGTTCAAGCCTTTGATGGCAGCGTTCAAGCCTCGCTCAAGGTTTGAGATGACTGCGTTGATAACTCCCTTGAACGCTCCGCTGATGCCGTCAAAGATTGAAGCACCTAGGTCTTTGAGTTCGCTAAACCCTTGCTTGATTGCACCGAAGACGAAGCGAGCGACATCCCAGAGCTGAGTGAATACTGTTTTGACTGCGTTGACGGTTTTGCCGAAGATGTCAAACTTGACTTGTAGCGCGACCAGTGCTGCGATGATGGCGATGATGACTGCGACACCTGTGGCGATCCACAGTGCATAGGTGGATGCGGTCAGGATGTTTGTGGCTACGGTGACGATGGCCTGAATGGCTGCGTACGCTTTCATCGCTGCGTTAACTGCGAGAACAGTCGTGGCAAGTACGACAAACGCTGCACCAAAAGCGACGACGAGTCCTGTGTTGTCTCGAGTAAAGTTTCCGAGAGATGTAAACGCTGGAAGCAGCTTCTCTAGGATAGGAGCGACAGCTGCACCGACAGATTCCTTGAACTCGCCCATCTGAATAGACAGACTCTTCATCCTGCCCTGAGTCGTGTTTGCAGCTGTAGAGGCTTGGTTCTTAAATGTGCCTGCGAGACGACCGAAGATCTCGTCAGCGTCTCCGCCTTCTTCAATGAGTGAGGCTAGTGCTGGGTCTAATTTTTTGAGTGCTGTAAAATTGCCGTTGTAGGCCTTACTCAACGCGTCCGAAACTGCACCCAAGTCTTTTCCTGTACCTGTTGAGACATCTAGCGCAAGGTTGAGCAGGTCTTGGGCTCGGGTGACATCTCCTGTGCCTCGAACCAGTTTGTCAAGTGCTGGGCGAAGTTCGTCATCTGTGACTGCTGCAGCAACTGAAGTCTTTGTTATGAACTCCTCAACTGCTGAGATCTGTGCATCGGTTGAGTTGGTGACATTCTTGAGAGTCGTGCCAAGTTTTTGGGCTGCAGCGTCATCTTCTGCGAACGCTTTGACAGCATCAAAAGCGACAGCGCCGAGAGCTGCAATAGCGAGCCCTGCCGGGACTGCAGCCTTCTTAATGGCAAACGATGCTTTTTGTCCTGTCGTTTCCAGTTTCTTGAAGTCGTTAATGGCCCTGTTGATGCCGGCAGGGTTCCACTCTGAGATGATGGGGAGGTTGATAGCCATTAGCGTTTCACGATCCTCTTCTGTGCTTGACCCATCACTTCTTGAACGATCTTGTCAACATTTCTAGTGACCTCGTCTATGTAATCATCGGAGCGAGCCCAGACGAAGCGTGACGGTGTGCGGAGTTTGCTGGTTAAATCTTGAGCAAAATTTGGGCGTGCTCGAAGTGGGTTTTTGTTGCGTGTTTGGTTCGGGCCTCGTCCTGCCATGTCGCTCATGGAGAGAGCTGCACCTTTTGCGGTGATCCTGACTGTGCCGATGGACTCAAATTGTGCGCCTTGTTCTAGGTTGCGTTTGCGAGCCTTGCGCGTGTCTACTTTGACGACGATGTTTTTTGACTCATTCTTCCAAGCTGTGCGTCCGTTGTGCTTCTGTCCGGTCAACGGTGGCGAAGACGGAATTGAGTCCTTGATCGCAGAGACTAGAGGGTCTGCAGCGGACTTAATGTCCTTGGTGATTTGCCGACGGAGCGCAGGATCAATTTTGCCGATCTCACGGAGAGCCTGCTTCAGTCCGTCATACTCGATTCCGACTGATGCTGCCACTAGGTTTTCCGTCTCTGCTCGTTGATGATCTGGACACAAGTCGCCAGATCGTCTGTCTCGAATGTTATGTGTGGAGGCCAGAACCCAGTCTCAACTAGCAGAGCTGCTAGTTGTCGCCGGTGGCCTCCTGTGTAGGGACTGCGGATGCAGTCTCCACGACCTCTAGATCTTCCAATTTTTTGACGAACTCATCAAATGAGATCGGCACTGGATGACCTTGCTGCTTACTGGCCTCGTAGGCCATGAAGGCTAGATCTTCCATCCCGATCCCACTGGCAAGATCTGAAGCTCGTCGCTTGAACTTACGCTCCCACGAGATAATCACAAACAGGTTTGTGACTACTTGGTAGGTCTCGCCATCGGCGAGTCTGACACTGAGTGTGAGTTTCATGGGTTCTCCTAGTCGGGGTTCGGATTACTTACTTGATCAGGTGATGTCGCGAGCGAAGGTTCCGCCCATGAACACGGCCTCGACAACTGACAGCTCTCCGACTGCTGCCGAGATCGGAGTCACGGTCGCCAAGTAGCAACCTGTCAAGGTGTACTCAGGATTTGAAGCTGATTCAATTGCGCCGGCAGGACTGATGACGAGTGTTGATTCGACACCGAACAAAGTGTTCAGCATGGTCTCGACTTCGGTCGCTCCGTAACTCTGGAACAGTGTGAGCGTGAGCTCATTTGAATAGAGCCCAGCGGTGAATGTGCGTGAGGTTTGACCGAAGGCCGTGTTTTCAAGTGCCTCAGCCGTGAGGGTCAAGGTCGCTGCTGAGCAGTGATCGGTCAAGGTCATCGCCGAAGGTGCTGTGACGGTGACGGTGGGGTTGGCTAGGTAGGTGACTGTGGCCATTGTTTTGTCCTTTATACGCGGCTTGTGCCGATTCTAATTGTGAGGTCATATGCAGGTAACTCGGCAGATCCGATCGAGGCGATCGTAGGTCTGCCAGAGATAACTGCGAGGGAGGAGTTCATTAGTTGATCAACGACTCCGAGTATGTAGTCCGTAGTGTCTTGGTTGCCGGGTGGCGCGCCCAACACTCGGAGATCAATCGTGATGTCCGCTGTCTGGTTATTGAACGAACTGAAAGTAGGAAGCTCAATGAATACAGTAAGAGGTCGAGCGTTCCGAGGATCAGTGACCGGCTTAAGGCCAAGAGCTGTGATCGTCGCTGAGACAGCGTTGATCGTGTCTGTGAAGATGCCTGCCATCTCATGCCACTTGCGATCTCTTGATGCCGAGCAACTGGTTTATCCGACCCATTGAAGCGACAGGTGCTGCGATGTTCATGTCTTGGAAGCTGTTGAAGGAGTCCAAACTTCCGCGCTCTCGATACAGGCTCGCAGCCATTAACACGACCCCAGCCTTTACTGCAGCATCAGGGACGCTGGTCAGTGAGTCATGGTAGCCTGCCTGAACCCTGCGTTTGAACGACCATGCATTCGAAGCATTAACTGATGAAGTCATGAAAGCGGTGTCATTGGCGGTCGCTCCGCTAATGCCGAGAAATTCGGTCAGATCAGCGACATTGATCCATGTGCAGGTCTGTGTCCAGACGAGCGAGCCGACAGGATCTGCAGCTGAACGCTCAAGGTCGTCGCCGACATCTTGAAAGAGAAGCTGGTTTGGGATGATGACATCCGAGTCGAAGATGTAGTCGCCTTCTTCGTCAACATCAATCAGGTAGTAGGTCGGTACAGCGAACACGATGTGTGCGCCGTTGAGCCCATGTCCAAGACCTGAGAGCGTGATCGTTTGACCGATCGCGATGTCAGTGTTCTCAAGAGTCTGAACGACGGCAACATCTGACAGACGCTGGTGATGCGTGACTGTAAATGTTGCCATCGTTCGTTCCCTCTACTCGTCTAGTCGGTTCAGGCTCGCTTGACAAACTTCGTCGCGTCAATCATGACAGACGAGAAGTAGCCACGGAACTTGATAACTCGACCGAGCGCACCGTCTGCAAGTTCAACACTGACAGCTCCGCGCTGTTGTTCCCAACATTCGAAGCCAGTGCTGTCACCGACATAGAGGTTCTTTCCGCCTGCAGCGACCAAGTTGCGGTCAACCACGAGCGACAAGCCGAAAGCGTTGCCGTTAAAGGTTGAGGCCGATGCGCCGGTGCCGACTGCGTTCTGTGGGCCGACATTGGGGAACAACGGACGACCAGCATCGTCCACAAGTGCGCCGAGTGACGCGTAGTACGCAGGTGACATCACGAGCACATTGGGCAGGTTGCCGTTTGAGTTGGTCAAGATCTGCTCTGCTGAGTTGTAGATGAACGCTACCCAGTCGGCAGGTGTTGATCCCGAGGTCAATGCTTCCGTCTGGGTAACTCCTGCTTCGAATGTTGCACAAGCTGCGACATCGGTGGCGTTTGCGTAGATGCGAGCCATGTCATCAATCAATGCACCAAGAACCTCGGGCGAGGTGAAGTCCATGGATTCTTCGGACAAGTTGACATAGCCACCGTACAAGGCCTTCGTGATCTGGATGTCGTCCACGACAAAAGTTCCTTGATCGAGTGCGACAAGTTCGCCGTTACTTGCACCAATGGTCGTGTGCGTGGTGACCTTCGGACGGATGAACACCTTGCCCGATGCTGGCATTTGGCGGACTCCCATTGCAGTAATCAATGGGCGATAATTCGGTACAAACGAGTTATAGATCGGCGAGATGATCGGCACTGGCAAGATGCCGGGTGTGTCGGTCGAGGTGACATTCGGTGCAGCTGCGACAATGCGCTGGTTGAACTCAGCGAACTCAGATCCGCCTGCAGCGAACTTGATCATGTATTCCGCAATAGTGGGAAGCTTGAACTCGCGCTTCGGTGCTGCGTACTGGATGGGTGCAGTGGGTACTGCTGCTTCGATTGCTTCTGACATTTCATCCTCCTCGGATGGTTGGGTTGGGGTTGGTGTTTCTTCTTCTTCGTCGGGTGCTTCCTCTTCGGGTGAAGAGGCAGCGACTGAGTAGACCTGAGCGTCGGCGTATGCCGGTGTCGTGACGACCGAGAGTTCAACGAACTTCGCTTCAGAGACCTCTAGCGTCCCGTCTGCGAGGCGCTTGAACTTGGTAGGCACTGCGCCAACGGAGACCGAATCTAGAGCACCATCGGCGAGCAGTGCGAGAGCGTCGTCAGCTGCACGAGTGGCGCTCAACTTGGCGACGAACATCATTCCTTCGGCAGTGGAGACTCGTTCGGTGACTCGTCCGATGACGCGTGTCTCGTCGTGATATTCCAGAAGCTTCGGCATCGGGCCATCTTCGGGCAGTGAGCCCTCAAGGAAGACCACACTCTCGCCACCACTCAGTTGCGCCTTGACATTCCAAGGAACGGCAAGCCCAGTGATCTGGCGTGATGGTTCGCCATCGGCGGAAGCGTCAAGTGTGATCTGTTGAGCGGTGAGTCTGATCATGAGGGCATCTCCTGAGGTGTCCGCATGGAGGCAGGTTGTTCAATGTCTATCTCTGTGCGGTTCATTGCGACATCTTCTATCAGATCTTCGGTGTCAAATTCCACGAACCTATTACGCGGAAGGATGTCTGATCCGCTAAGGGTCTCTTGGATGCAATCCATGTAGAGCTTGGCTCCGAGTAGGTAGAGATCCTGCTTGGCCTGTGTCGCGTTGCTGTAATTGTAGCCAGAAATGCCGATGCCCAAAAGGTACGCAGGGACTCCGATTGCTCGAGACAGTTCGAGTGCGCTGAAGTTTCGTGCTTCTACGAGCTGGAGTTTGCTGGGGTCTGTGTCGAATTGTTCGTACTTGACAGCCGAGTTTAATGCGCCGACAGCGTTGACGCGTCGAGCGTTTGACCATGCTGCAGCGAGCTCACCAAGTGACTCAGCGTCAAGAGGTTCAGAGCTGTCGGTCTGCTGTAAGTATCCAGCGACGATCTCATTTGATGCAAAGCGTTCAGCGGAGCGATCTAGTTTGATCGCGGTCTCAAGGACTCGGCGACCTGTCCAAAGGAATCCTTGAACGGGTGCGAGGAATTGGATGACATCTTGTGTCGGAATCTGGATGCCGTTGAATGTGATCTGGTTGGACTTCCCGAAGAACTGCGGGCCGGGCTGATCCAATGTGTCAACCATCTCGCAGGGCATCCACTGAAAAGCGAGAGGCCGTCCGGTAGCAGAGCTGCGTGAAGTCACATAGAGAAACGCGCGTCCGCGCATCATGAGATCCATGCACAGATTCGACATGACAAAGTTACGCGTCAGGGTTGGGTCTGGAGTGTCCATCCATGATTCGTTCTCAAGATAGATTTTCTCGTACCGTTCGCCGTTGAACTGTGTCGTGTAATGGCGGAGAGGTAGTGAGCCGACGAGAGAGATGATCATCTGTGTCGCTCGTGAAACTGTCGGAACGGACAGAGCCAATTCTGAAGCGGCCCCGACGGTGTAACTCCAAAATTGACCCAGCCCGCTCTGAGAGGCGCTACCTGCTGCAGCTTGAAGCGGTGCGTGCGCGAACGCTGGGGTCGCGTCCTGCTTCTTACTTCCGAAGAGTG